ATGATTGTTATATTAGATCGTTAAAAAATTTAATCAACTTTTTCACGAAGTTTAGCAACTTCTCTCCTAAAATCTTTACTAACAACTCCACCTGCTATAATGACAGTAGCTATTTCCTTTCTTAGCTGATCACGTTCTTCAGGTGTGGAGTTGTTAAGTCTATCTACATAAACCTTAGCACGTGCCTCAGTTGATAATCCCCTCAAACGTAGCCAAAAAGAACGGTTTGGGAGTTCTTTAATTCTCTCTTGAAATACAAATCTGTCTTTCAATCTATCAAAAATATCTTTGTCTTTAAAAGACTTAATATAATCAACTACTTCTTTTCTCGTGGTGTTCTTCTGAAACAAGTAACCTTCAACTCTCATGTCAAGGCCTCGATTCTGAATCCATCTATCAATGTCAGATTTCTCCTCTGCTTCCTCAATCTTACCAGCGTACTGTGTGTAAGGATTAGTTACACCAAAGAATCTTCTAACCACAGGAATCTTATGTAATACTTCAGCTAAATGTTTCTCTCTCATATCCTTGGGAAGATCACCAAAAGCTGCATCGTAACCTTGACCTAATAAATAAGACCACAAAGTTCCATTAGTTGTGAGCTCCTCAACTACATGTTTTGTTCTCTCAGGCGACAGACCAGTTTTGGCCCCTAGATCTATATAAAATTCAGGAGTCCTCCCTGGGATATATTCCTCTTTACTTTCTGGATATCCGAAAGGTTTATCAGTCCTGCGCCAAATATCTTCATTCATCCAAAAGTCTTTATTTGTAACGTATCCAAGTGCTCCACTAATTGTAGGCGGAAGACTTGAGACTCCAACAGGTGATAACTCCTTAAGCGATTCAACAGTCCCATCAACATCTATTTCATTACCTAACCATTTATCAGTAGATGCTTCAAAGAACTTCTTAAAGAATTTCTGTCCAGGATCTAAAGGTATTTTCAAATAAGGATATCTCATTTGTCCTTTACTATCCTCAAATCCAAACTCATCTCCAAGGGGAATGATTAGGTTATTTTGTGAATCTATATCATTCTTAACCGCCTCCATAGTCTTCGGATACATTTTATTTGCAGCTATATAGATACCAGATGTAAGTGCAGCTAACTGCGATAGTCTGTAAGTTGACACAGCAGGATTATCTTTAAATGTCCTCAATAAACCTCTCGTTCCCTGAATAGCTGCATTAAGGTAAGGCATTGCATTGTCAAGTGCTTTAGCAATTCCACCGCCTTGACCAAAGTCCATATAGTCACGAGCTGCAAATGTAGCTTCTTTCGCATCTTTACCTTGTCTCATTGCCCTCTCACGGATTGCTAAGCGAGTAAGTATTTCACTTGTTTCACCAAAGTAGCCAAGAAAGTCATAAACCTTGTCTATGGGCCCTTCAAGATGTCTACCTCTTTGAAATAATCTACCTTGATGAACCATGAACTCCATTCCACCACCTTCATTTATATAGTCCTCATAACGACCTTTACGAAGTACAGCATCTGAGAATACATTTGCTAGATCACGACCCATCTGAAGTCCAAAAACTGGTAGTGTTGGACTATATACAGATTTCCACTTACCATTTTCAAAGGCCCTAGCTGTAAACCAAGTATGCATGATATCTCTTGGAAGATTAGCAAGTGCAAATCCCCAGTTAATTCCTGTAGCAAAAGTTCTCAAGACAGGTGATCCACTTGCATAACGTAGAAATTGGCTATAACGATATGAGGTCTCAGGATTACTAGTAATCCATTCTTTAGACATCTCAGGGGAAATATAGAGGGGTTTTCTTTTACCTCCTTCATGAACAAAGATACGATTCCAGCCAGTGGGAATCCTATCCCTAGGTGAATCCTTGACACGGACAAAAGGATTTTCTTTATCCTTTCTGGCTAACTCAAGAAGTTCCCTATTAGCTAAATTATTCATGATTCTGCCATAAGCCCTATTAAAAACTTCAAGTGCCATGACGTCTGAACTTCTCTCGAATATATCTGTGTCACGACCTTTAGCTAGAGATTCAACTCCTGAATCATAAACAGTCCTTGACTTCTTACCTACTTTAGCTTTATACCTTTGATCATAGATATCAACCAACTTAATTCTACGATAATTATGCAAAACAAGTGCATCAAACTCAGTTTGAGAAATCAGCTCTGCCTCAAGCATATCTTGAAGTGGTTTTTTCATCCAACTGAAATAACTTCCAACTCTACCTCCTATAGAACCATCTGGATTTTCATGATAAAGTTCATATGCCTTTTTAGGTGATAAACTTTCTTTAGGCTGAAATAAAGTAATGTAGGCAGCGCTTTCAGTAGCTGGATGTTCTTTTAAGTATTTAAATTGTTTCTCAGTTTTATATTTTGCTATATCAAGTACACGAGTATGAAAGATAAGTTCATTTAATATTTTCTTTTCTTTCCTAGACAATCCTCCGTAAACCTCCTTTCTCATTTGCTTCAATAAATTAGCAGCAATTGAGGGTGATCCCTTGGCTAGATACATTGCCTGCAAAATTTCATATCCTTCTTTGTCAAGTTTATCAAGTAACTCCTTACGAATATTTCCTGAGCGATCAACAAAGGACAGGACAAGTTCATCCTTAATCATTTTAGCTGCAACTTTAGGTTTGAGAGCTTTCATTCCACGTGCTTCTTCACCAGCTTTTTTAGCTTTATTATAAAGTTTAACAAGTTGCTTAGTAGCTTCATCAACAGGAATTCCTGAGTAGAACTTGTCTCCAGATCGTGAAATTTTTTGACGATCTAATCCTCTAGCCCAACTAGCTCCTTCCTGTACAACTTCTTTCCATTTTAAGTGATCAATCCCTGTAATAAAATAATTCTGTCTTAACTCATCTGCCCTTGCAGCTAACGTTGAAAGTGCTTCTCTTGTTGTTACAATATCTATCGTCTCATCTCCATGATACCATCTATTAACATCATTAATCAGTTTCTGAGTCATTAACTCAGGATCGCTTTCGACTGCCTTAGGCCTTTCACTATAAAGATTCTTATAAGTCTCAGTCACTTCTTTATCTTGAAAGAAAGGACTCCTCTCACCTTTAAGCCCAGGAACTTCAACTCCTGGTTGTTCATCGACTTCGATTATTTTTTCTTTAGGCTTCTCGAATGGTTTCCTTATTTCATTTAGTTTTGTTTCAACATTTTTAACATTAGCCTCTTTGGTTGCAAAGGTACTCTTTGTCTTATTATCAGTCCACATATACAATGAAGGACCATCAATGGTCTCTTGTCTACCTTCATAACGAATATCTAACTCAGCCTCAGTAGATTTAATAGGATCCTTAACAACTTGCTTAATTTGTTTCTTTGTAGGTTTCTTCAACCCAGTTTTCTCAACAGGAAAAGTCTTCTCCAATGCAACTCTTTCAGCTTGTCTTCCTAACTCTTCCCTAATCAGAACATCTCCGCCTAACTTTTCAGCAGCTGATTTTGCTTTCAGCTCAAGCTGTTGCTTTTCAATTTCAAGAACTTTCTTCTGAGCTTGCTTAACAATTTCGTCAGGGACTAACTCTGTAGCCTTCTCTTTCTCAATAATTCTTCTAGCTTCAACACCTATACCTTCTACATCCTTAGCAAACTCAGATCTCCTACCTCCATGAAGAAGTAGTCCCATAGCCATGAAACCACTAATATCACCTAGAAATTTAGATGCTCCTCTGATATTAGGATAGTCATTGAAGCCTTTCCATCCTGCAACTTCGTGACCTAAGGCTGACAATGCTCCAAGAGGAGCCATTATAACTTGTGTAGCAAGTTCAGATTCTCTAGTCGGTTTACCAACGATAAGTTCCTTAGCAGGCTGAAAGAATTCCATTCCTTCAACCATACCCTCAGAAGCAGCATTGTAGATTTCTTCAAGATTAAGAGTATTACCAATGGCTATTTGATCTACAAACTCTTTACTAGCCTTACCCGAAGCCCCAATTAAACCAGTTAAAAATCCTGGAATTGAAAGTGCAAAGTCAAGGCCTCCACGAATGGTCTCCATTGGATGAGTAGCAAGAGTTGTAAGGCCTTTAAGAGTCTCAGATATAATACCTCCAGCTCTTTCTGTATCAATGATAGGTTTACCTTCCTTGTCTAGTGGAACTCCAGCTTCACTCCATCCACCTTCAGGCCTAGGACCAAATCCTGCTTTGCTCATAATAGCTGAAGCTCTCGGAAATATATCACTTCTATAAGTACCCTCAGATACATCAATTGGAACATCTGTAGTCGGCATCTCAGTTGTTAAACTACTAGACTTTAATAAGTCAATTCCAGACCTAGCTTCATGTCCTAAGAGTTCAATTCCAGACTTTGGTTTTTCTTCAACACCTAATAAATCAAGACCAGAAACCATAATTATTCCCTTATTTTAGATCTAATATATTCAACATCACCTGAAGGCCATCTGACAGTCCAGATCATCGTTGTCTGAGCATCATCAGCAAACTTAACCTCCTGAATAGTCCCACCACTAGCTAATATCTTACTTTCAACAAAATTAACTGATTCCATAGCTCGAGTCAACCCAGGTTTATCAGACTGAAAGATCTTATTCTGTACATCTTCGCTACTAATATATTTGCCGAGATCATCAACCCATTTGGGATCCTTGAAATAAAGCTGGCCCTTCAACTCGCCAAGAGCTTTCTTCTCCTCAAGTTTCTCGCCAAGTGAGATCCTAGTTGCTCCAGATCTAGCAAGTTCCTTCGCAGCTTCCATTAACTTGGGATCCTCTATAGCAGCCCTAAGAAATTGTTCTTTGTCAGTAGTTTCTAATTGCTGATACTCTTCAAACGTATAAATATCTGCATCATCTAGTCTCTTAGCAGTATGAACATAAAGGGCATACTCTCTTTGATCACCAGTTAATGATTTCCACTGTCTATGAGAAACCTCACCGACTCCAGGAACTTCAACTGGATAAGGTTGATCAAGAGGTTTTGTTTCAGGTGTAAGAAGTTTCTGAATTTGAGCAGTCTTATAATACATATCTACAAGATCAGTAATTTTCTTCTGTCCTAACTGCTCTTTCATCATTCCAAACTGCAGCGCCTGTGATATATCTTCAGTAGTCAGGCCAGCCAGGTCGGCAGCTGAGATACCTGGCTGACTACTTGAAGGGTTTAGGAAATCTCCAGACCATTGAGGTATCTGACCTCGTTCAGTAGATCGATTTTTCCTTAGTGGTTCTAGTTGAGTATCCATAACTGATGGACTAACTCCTCGATCTATCATAGGACCAGCAGTCATTCCTCTTTCACCAGGTATCCTAGCAGTGTCAAATGCTCCTCTTAACTCACTCACAGGAACATCAAGTTTCATTCCTTTACTATCTATAGTGACCTTGCCACCTTCAGGAACCTCACCACCAAGCATTTTAGATAACAACTTCATCATACTTTGAGCACGGATGTTCTGCTGTGTTACAGCACCTACGCTAGCGCCAATAGGTTTACCAGCTCCTATGTCCTGTCCAGCAGCTGCTAAGTAGTGTAAAAACAGTCTATTTTCAAATATACTGTTATTTTCAGACATCTTTGTACCTCCATTAGTTTGTTAAATTTTTTAATTATCTAAAGAAATGCACTTGCAGCTCCAAGCACTGCACCAGCTGCAGCACCTTGAGGAGTTCCAGTAGCCATTCCACCAGCTGCTGCTCCTGTCATAGCACCTCCAATAACAGATTGTGTAAGTGAAGGCTTATCAGGTTTAACTACACCACTTCCGATTGACCCAAGTAGATTGGCACCATACTGAAAAACCTCAGCATCCCATAGTGCATCTCTTTTATCTATATCTGCATCCATGTCTGTTTGTTCTTTCTTGGCTACAATCTTAATTCTTTTAGACTCAACTACAGTATGTACATAAGCTGCTTCCCAGTTGATTCTGTTTAACATTAAGTTTAACATCTGATTTGCAGCGGACACATACATATTTGAATAATTAGCTTCGATGGTAGAATTAGTCTTTCCTACTTCTACGTCCTTCCTCAGATTCATGCTAGCCACTTCAACATCCTTAACCAAATTAGCTTTCCCTTCCTCAAGATCTATATCTGCATTCTTGTGCATGGCTGCTAACCTAATCTCAGAATCATGCTTTGCAACTTCCCTATCACGGAAACCTTCTATTATCGATCTACCAAGAACAAAGGCTGACGAAACGACTGCATTTATATCTCTCATCCCACCTTCGAAACGTGGTAGGACCTTAGTAGTTATCTCATCATCCAGTCGATTTGCAAAAGCAGTTCCATCGGCAACTATTACTGCCTCAGTTATCCCACCAACACCTGCCATATCGGCAACTGATTTATCAGCCACAGCCAACGTAGGATGAGCACCTATGGATGTATCTGCTTGTGTAAATAAAGCAGCCCAGTCAGTAGTATCAGTGATACCAGCTAGAATAGCTGCAAATGCTGTGATGGCTGCTTCATAAGCAGTAATGTCTGCATCTGGATCATACGCACTTAGAGCAGTCCAAGGAGAACTACCAAGCATTGCGTTCATCACGTCAGTTATTGAGTCATTAATATTATCAACACCTGTTTGATCCAGCCAATCATTATGAATAGTTTCCATATAAGCAGGAAACCCGACTTCACCAGAACTGCCTCCTCCTCCACTTCCTCCCATGATTAAGTCTCCTTAAGATTGTTAAATTTTTTAATTAACTTATTAACATTAAAAGAAAGAAATGTATACTTAGCTTCTCCATCAAGACGATTAACTAAGTTAACAATATTAGGTAAATCAGTATATGCTACAATTTGATTACATCTCTCTCCTTTAGCATATTTAAGAAGAGTCTCGAGGCCTTCTGACCAACTCTTGCTATCAACATTACTATATCCATATATACAGTATATTAATAAGTTTCTTGTGTTACTAACGTTATCGTATAAGATTTGTGTAAGAACTATCCCTTCAAACTTATTTACATCTTCAGACTTATTATAAGAAGCCCATACATCAACTTTACCACTTAAGGCAGATGACAAGATTCTATTCATTCTATCAGGATGCTCACCTGTGATTGGAGGTAGTGATTCTTCAACTGCATAGCTAATAACATCCCAAAATTTAGATATTTGTTCTGGAGTTAATTTAGTTAACATTAACCTTGTCCTCTCAAAGGAGGAGCATAAACTCCTCTTATCCCTCTTAAGTCAGTCATCTTAAATCGTGTCTTAATGTATCCAATTCTAAATGACTCACTTAATGAATCAAATTTAAGCTTCAACCTAAACATATTACCAGCCATTGGAACTGTAGCTATCCCCATATTATTGATAGGTGTATAGTTACTACTTCTCCAATTACTAAGATTAAAAGTGCAATCGACAGCTGCATAAGGACTTGTCCCGAGAAAAGCATCTGTTTCAATAGTCTGAATTGTTTTCTGTCCTTTATACTCAAAGTCAATTGCCTCAGTTATTATTGACATTTCAACATCATCTTCAGTATCAGGAAGCATGTAGACATTATCAGGGTCTATCCTCCACACTGTAGATGGATGTTGTTGAACCTCACTTAATCCATAGGGAGACAAGAGAAATGTTCTGGTACTGTTCCCAATGTAAAAATCATCTGATCCCTTATCGTATGAGACAATAATGTCATCTCCAGAGCTGGCAAGTAAGTCCATCCAATAATTATAACCAAGTTCTTTAACACCTTCTCTGGATATATCTCTGACAAGTAAGTCTTTTCCAACGCAGACGTGTCGATGTAAGCTCCCATTGATAGCTCCCTTATTATAAATTCCTTTATCACTAAGTTCTTTAAATCCAAAAGTAGTAGTCGGAGAATTAACTGGTGATAATAGTGTTATACCTTTAGATGAATAACCAATAACTCCATCATCTAATCTCTTAACATTGTAAACTTCTCCACCATATGGGCAGCGTCGATATCCAGCTTCATTATCTCGATCCGGTGTGAAGTCTAACTCGCCAATCTTAGACCATATATAGAAAGTATTATCACAGTCATGCCATGAAGTAGTAACTCCACCTCCTACTGCTTGGCCTTTGAAGTTACAAATGGTATTCATGAGTGGAATAGTAGATGTTGCTAATGAAACTTGCCATGCACTGAGAGTTGTATCCCAGTAGATCATTATTACTCCATTCATCATAATGGCATACTCACCAAAGTCTGCAAGATCCATTAGGACTCCAGTACCAAAGGTAAGATCATCTACTGTAAATATATGAGTAACAGTAGTCATATCATCTGAGACAAGATATACAACATCTTCTGCAGAAACTGTATCACGGATCACTAAGATATTATAAGTTTCACCTATTAAAAACTGTGGAAAAGGCCAGTCATAATACATATCAACTGTTACCGGTAAAGGATTCTCACCTACTATAAAAGGCTCAAGTCCCATCTTTCCACATCTAAACCCAAGACATTCATAAAGCCATTGGGAGTTAGCAGGAACTTTCTCAGGTGCAAGGCCTTTATTTAATGCTTTGTCAGTAGTAAATTCAAACTCACGCATTAGATGCTCCAGACTTCTTCTTACATTTTTTGATAATAGGTTTCTTTTTTCTCGACCGAGATGTAAGACACAACTTTCATTTTTTATCCTTCTTCAGATAAATCATTTTCAAGGTCCTTAAACAAAAAACTCTTCGCTTCAATATCCCTTATAGCAGGTACCCACATAAAACCTATCCAGACTTCTGTAATAGGTTGATCAGACTCATTTGTTAATGAGGCTGTTAACTTATCAAATTCCTTAACATCAATATCAAGATCCAAAATCGTCAGCTTTCTATCTAACGTAAAATTCTTTCCTCGGCCTACTTCCTCACCCTTGAATTCAACATTTAGTATCAGCGATTCCTTGGGTCTCTTACCAAGATCAATAGCCCCCTTGGTTACCTTACCAGTACAAGGAAAGAAGTAATGCAAAATATTTCCCTCAACATTCTCACCTAAAACTGCATTAGAAATAGGATAAGGTGTTAGCAAAGCAGTCATCTTTTTCCTTGATCTCCTAGATAAACGTCCTACTATTCTCTCAATCTTAGCAATTCTAGGTTCTATATATTTATCAAACTCTGACTTATACATCTTTCTATCTTTACCCATCTTATCCTCCCATCTCATCAGCTTCAGCAATTTCCTCTTCAACAAGATCCATACCAAGCTGAGTCATTTCTTCTTTAATAGAATTTGACCAGTCATTAACACCTTGAGTATTACGATTGACCACTTCAACATGTCTCATAGCTGACATATAGAGAAGTAATGGATGTTGACTTGACCAATAGTTTTCATCAACGTCTTCGATAAGCTCTCTTGAGTAAAATAAGCCATTTATGATAACTGTTAGCTGAGCATCAGTAGGCACATTCAACAAGATCCCATTATACTCATAAGCATTTCCAGATGGAATCTCAACATAGCCTATGAAAGATTCAATATCTTCAACAGTTGCATCTTCTGGAATGTATCGAGTTATACAAGGTGAATAGTAAAGAGGTATTCCAGAGGTACGTGAACTTGGAAGACCTGTTAAATAACCTTCAATCAAATCTTGAAGTCTATACTTTTCCAACTGCCATCTACCTTCAGCAACTGAAGCTACCCACACTTCCTTTATAGCTCGACAGTAAGGGAATGTAGTACTAAACCTTCCAACCTCAATAAGTCTAAAACAAGTTCCCCATGACTTTTGTGTTTCATTGAGTCGATCAAGATACTTCCTACCTTCGTTGATAAAGAAATCAGCACCATTGTCACTATAATCATCATTGACTAAGTCAATACGCCCTGACAAATCCCTGAATTTTGTTCTAATTTGTAACAGATTCATTCTTCCTCCAAATTAGTGGCTAGGAACTGATTGATGTCCCTAGCCACTTATCGGTCTGACAAGGGAGGTTAGCTTACGGAGTAAGGTTATTGTCTAGACCAACCCCATTTAAGACTGCACATTTCTGTGGCAGTCCAAACTCAAGACCGCACTCAGTGAGATATTCCTCATTAGACCCATCAACCCTGCGCTGACCATAACCCTCAGGATGAGTTTTGGATTGTGTTTCCTTATAGAAACGAGTATCGTCAATATAACGATAAGTCATTTCCTTAGGTTCCAAAAGCACTCCCATATTACGGGTAGTCGCATCATAAGAAAACAATGGGTGAGTTTTCATGTGGATAGTTCCAAAAGGAGTTATCCATGATCGAATCTGCATACCATAAGTTTTCTGTGCAGGTTGAAGGTTAATCTGTCCACCAGCCATTGCTAAGGCATCAATACCTAACAAGAAACCAGATCCGCAAAGACAAAGTTTCTCATCAGCGCCATAACGGAAAATCTGTTCAAGCATATTCTTGAACCATGTTTCACCGCCAGCTGCCCAGGTCTGACCAGCGTATGTAGCATTCAATGAATAGTCATCACAATTAGCAGCTGCATACTGACGAATGAAATTGATAACTCCCATCGTAGTACGTTCAGGCTTACCATTATCTCCGATATTTGAAGTACGGATACCCCAAAGGTATGCCAACTCCATCTCCCAGGAATGCATCTCAAGGGCTTCGGATTTGGCCTTCTGATACTGATCACCAGTACGCAGGCGAGTCTTTCGGGCGGTTCGAGTGATAGATAGTGGTGTCCGAAAGATCTGCGTATAGTTATAAACCTCCACAGGATTTAGAGCAATCGCATCCGGCATCTCACCACCCTCAGGATTCATATTACCCACGATCTTAAATGTATCACAGTCAGAAAGATCATTGTCAGGTGAGTTATCATCAGCTTCAAGCAGTTTAACTGCTACAACTGAGTTTGTGGTGCCTCTAACAACCTCAGTCACTTTACCAATAACATCAACTCGCCAATCAGAAGCATCTCGAAGAAGAATCTGATGGCCTTTACGAACTCTGTTGGCTAATGTAGTTGTTATTTGAATATAGATTACATCTCCAGCCACACCAGCAGCTACATAAGCAACTGACAGATCAGGCAAAGTATAAACCCCAGCAACTGCACCTCCAACAGCTGTCTGTTCTTGTGTCCACCAGTGAAATCGAGGATCGTCTGTAGACTCAGAACTCAGCATTGAAAGAATAGCAGTCAATGGAGCCATACCATTTGGATAGAGATATAAAATTTGTTCTCTCCAGTTTTCAGGCCGCTGGTTTGCTACCCAGTCACCATTGCCTCTCATTCCAAGAAACATATTTGTTACCTCCTATTAAGAAAAAGATCGTTAAAATTTTTAACGGTCTGTTAAGGGTTAAATTAAGCCGTAGTCGTAGGACCAACTGTTGTCGGTGAAGCAGTTCCTGGAGGAGCTGTTGTAGCAGCGCCAGGCCATTCACCTACAGAACCAGTAGGAATCCACGCAAGACCATCACTGTAAAGCAGACAACGATCACACTTACCATTCATCACTATATCACCAACCCAACATTCAGAATCATCATCATCTTGAATTGTAATAGTGTTAACAGCATCTGCATTTCGAGCGATGATACTGTACCATCGTCCTTTAGCATCAGATACTGGAGGCAGTGTAACAGTAATTGGACCTGTGTCATTGTCAGCACTTGGTCTCACTACATAATCACGTGTAGTCATTTCCACATTTGCGGCAGGGTCAATAAACTTATCAACCACTTCCTTATCATGTTCAGCAAATCTATCCTCAAGCGTCATTTGTTACCTCCTTAAGATTTCATTCATGTCTGAAATTTCACTTTCGATTCCAGATACATTAGGTTTATTTTTAGGCTTAGGCGAGTTTCCTTTTTTACGAGGAAGCCTAGGCGGCTTATTGTCATCTTTCTTATGTGTAGCCTTTTGAAGGTTTAAAACTTTACGAACCTTCGGAGCTACATCTTTTAAAACTTCGTCATACTTTTTATCAGGGTTTTTAGCAGCTAGATCTTCAAACACTTCAGCTACAACCCTTTTAAATGGTACGAGGTCTTTATTATCACTATAGAAATCCTCATTCATTTTTTGCATCTTAATATTAAGAGCAACATCATTCTTAACAATACCAGGAATAGCTCGAAGAACCCCTTCACCAAGAATTTTACGAGCGTCTGATATTGTTGTTTGATAAAAGTTATTGAGAAACTTATTAAACTTCTCTGGATTATCTCTCATATCCTCAAGATCATAATCCTTCAGAAAGTCTCGATCTTCAAAAGATATCGGTGCTTCAGTCGTTGGCGTCTCTGTTTTAGGAGCATCAGTTTTAGGTGTTCCACTTTTCTCATCAAGCTGTCTCCGAAGATCTTCGATTATCTCATCCTTATCATCAGGAGCCTCAGTTGTCGGAGTTTCCGTTGTGGGAGCGTCTGTACCTGGTGCTTCAGTGTTTGGTGCATCTGTGCCGGGGACTTCAGTACCTGGAGCCTCAGTATTCGGAGACTCGGTTCCAGGAGCTTCAGTCCCAGGACTTTCTGTACCAGGGGCCTCCGTACTTTGACCTGCACCCATAGTAAAAGTTTTGTTCATGTCATTTACATCTTCTTGAACTTCTTTCAAATAATCGTTCATAGCTAACCTCCATAGATCGTTAAAAAATTTTATTATCTACTTAACAGATATAGTTCTATATAATTCCTTCCAATATCCATAAGTAGATGCTCCATCACCACCTACATTAACCACCACCAAAACATCATCCTGCTGAGCATCGAAATTAGATAAGGCTGGAAGGTGGTTGAGATAGAATACTCCATTAGCTTTTGCATTTCCATCTACTATATCTATATTTGCATCTTGGAAAACAAATACTTTAACTTGTCCCTCTGTCCCACCAGTTATAGTAGCTATGTTTACAAGAGCAGCTGCATCGACTATTATTACTTCAAAACCATAAGATCCAATGTCAGTTCCAACTGCAAGAGAAGTTGACCCAGCTGGAATCGTTAGGTCTGTAACACCTACATTTCCAGACCCTGAAACAGCTTCAATAGCCACTCTATTTTCACGGATGTAAGATGGTAATTCAGATACTAACTCTTGATCAGTAGGTTGATTTACATCAAGACTCATTTCTTGATTCCTCCTTTGATTCTATTTCTAACGTCTGCAAGAATATATCAGGCAAACTTAAAAAATAACTAACAGCTTTTCTTCTTCCTTTTATATCACCTAAGTGAATTAACGTTTCAGATGAATTAGGCACTATTTTATACCCTTCATCATCCACATGAGGTTCTCCGACTATATCATATTCAAGTTGAGCATTTTTAGCTAATTGAGTTAACTCATCAACAATATCAAGCCAGACAAAGGACTTCTTAAATTCCTCAATTTCACTTTTACTAGACCGTAAAGTTTTATCCATTATATTTCTCCAGTTGGTACTAAGTTGCCTTTTTCAGCTTCACGTGCGACCTCTTCATCAGGCAGAACTTGTCCCTGAACTTGACTAACGTTACGTCTGAAGTCCTCAACATTCTTTGCACCAAGTTGCTGAGCTATATACATAAATATTCTAGTTACATCAAACTGCTGCATTAGTTCAGGTGTTGTACCTATTACCTTAAACATGTTAATCCAAGCTTCAGAGAAGTTACCCCCAGGTATTGATCCATCTCTTACAATTAAATCATAGTTAATTGCAAGATCATAAGGTGTAACTTTAACTTTATCTTTAGCAAATGTCTTACTTAGCTGTTCAGCATATCTTCCTATAACTCGAACATAAGTTTCCTGAGACATATACTGTTGAGTATGAACAGCAAACATAGTTCCGACATCTTGAAAGAACTGTATCCCAATTAACATAGCAAGGCGTTGAAGGCGACTTACTGCACTACCTCTTGTACCTTGAAACTCAGCACGAGTTAATCGTTCAGGACCTCCCTGACGGAGTGATCCTTGCATTGACTGATCAGCACCAGAGATTCTATCCATCCAGCTTGTGATATAAGCTGAGTCAGCGATGTTAGCTCTTGTGATATCTTGGACAGAAAGCTGTTGAACAACTTTGTCTACTCCACGTCCCCAAGCTGGTCGACGCAGACGAATTAACTTGCCAGGTTGAGGGTCTTTTAAGTCCTCTATATTAACCAAGAATGGATCAACTACTAACATATCATTTATAGCTTTTCTCACATTTGCCACATGACTATTAAACAAAAAATCTAACGTATGCTGCAGCCCATAAAGAATCTCCATTCTACTAATTGGCGTAACTGAATACCCATCATACTCGGGAGAAGCTAATGCAATAGGATACATTCCATGATTGTGATTAGCTGGTTCACAGGCTATTATAACATCATCAGAGGCAAGTTCAAAATACCACTTTTCAGGATACTCACTATCACTTAACTTCCATTCTTTAGGAATTAAGTTGACATACATCCTAATACGATCTACTGGATTAGTGGTATTTGTTAACCCTCTGTGAAGTTCAGTTGAACCACCATACTTCTTCATCCTATCACTCTGATCTAATGAAAGAGTTGATCGCTTATCTTTTTTATTTCTTAAATACCTTACATTAAATAGATCTGAATAAGCTTCATTTTCCTCACTTAGCAAATTCATATAGTTATCACGATCTACCCAACCAATGAACTCACCATCTTGTGTATTAACACTTGAAACAGATGGATCAGGAAGAAGCATATAAGGCTCAATATTACTAAGATCATTTCCTTCAAACAATAATGAGTCAACCATGTCTACATACCCTTCTCTATTTGTTCCAAGAGATGATGTAGTAACGATAGATGACTTAATTGGTTTCTTACCATATATACTTTTCCATCCAGGAATTGCACCTCCTATTCCATAGACTAAACTATCACGTAGAACAGTATGAATTGCCAGTGGAACCTTAGTTTTAATACAATGAAGACGAACTATAAGCTCCATTAACATCGCTCCAGTAGTATCATCATCTTCAACACCCTCATACTGGAACATAGGATCTTGAAAAAAAGCCATTGTTAGATAAGTTAGTAATGCCTCAAGCATTGAATAAGTGTAAGGAAATACTATTGAAACAGGTTTTGAAGAATCTTTTTTCTGAATTGTTTCTTCTTTATCCTTTAATGAGACATAAGTAGTCAACGTTTGATCCATTTCTCTCCAGAAAGGGAACCTCTTAGATATCTCATTCCTTGCCTCACGTGCTCGAGACCAGATTTTATCACGTAGTCTGTTATGAAAATCTGAATTTGGCTTAAGATCTAAACCATTAGGATAATCATAGTCGTAGTTATCCTTTGTATAAATATCATCTTTCCAAGATGAAGGCTCACCTCTGACAATATATGGCATGTTAACCTCTAAGTATTAATTAGTCCGTGAATTCGAAGTTTGGACAGTAAATTATTCAAAGTCGTCCTCAAGGCATTTACTTCTGTTACTAACGTACCCAAATCAGTATTGAAAGTTGTTCTATCAACAGTGTCACCACCAGCCCCTAATGAGATAGCTGAAATAGCAGCTGCATTAGCCTCAGCAGGCTGCTGATCAGTAACAACTTGTGTTCCATTTACCTCATATGATTCACCAGTTGGAATGTCAATAGATCCATTGTCATCTATGTCAACATTAGAGTCCTGAACTGCTCTAGTCCCACCATCACCACGAACAACCTTGTGGTCTGCTATAATAGCACCTGCCGAAACCTGGTTGGCAGGACCTCCCGGAAGTTGGTCTTGCCTAACTCCTTCATCTGCAGCTGAACTCTGCCCTATTTTAATAGGTTGATTATCAGTATCTATAGCCTCACCAATAGCGCCATCATCATACTGATGAATATTTCCTAACGATCCTATTCTAACTTGTCTTATAGCCATAGTTTATTAAATTATTTAATTATCTTAAAATATTTTTCTTAAGTAATTTACTCCAACAGCTACAAATCCTCCGACAAAACCAGAAACTGACGACAGTGCTGTATCTTTCTTTCTTCTGTTTTCTATTGTCAAAAATCTAATGTTACATCCTCTTATATGTTCATCGTGGCATCTCTTGAATTCGTCTATCTTGTCAAACAGAGCCCTAAATATGTCATAAGTTAAAGCTCTAGCAGTTTCCTCATCAGCATCAACATAGGTTTGCTTCTGAACTTCCATTAAGCACTCCTCCAATTAGAAATAGGTTTTTCATATTCAAGCTCATGATACTCAGCTTCGATGTCATTTGGGTTGTCTTTTGGACTAAAGTAACGCTCTCCAAGTTCAAGCATTTCAATTACATAAGCTAAACAATCCATTAAGTCCCAAAGAGCTGATCGAGGAAACATCAACAATTGTTGTTCAAGCTTCTTAATAGTAACACATGAAGCATTATGATAAATATAACCACCTCGATAGTAAGGAACAAGTTCCTTAACACGAAGTTCCTTCTTCATTCCTCCACGTGCCTTAAGCCAGACAAGTTCGAAGAAAGTCCCTCGGCGAAACATCTCATTTTTAATAGGCTGTTTAATAAACTCATTTAGCGAAGTCTCCTCAACTCCTATTACTTTTGCATCTAACATCATAGCCATAGAAAACATAGCATCGTAGATTTCGTCTGGATACATTTTAGCTGAAATACAGTCTCTGATGTACAGCCTAGCACTTGTAAGATCAATACCTACTCCAACTATTGCCGTCTCAGCTGAGTGAATTTTGACAGTCTTCGCAGGATCAACAAGAATAACAGACTCAATATTTTTATCTCCCTGAACATCCTGGTCACTTATTTTTAAATCAGTATCCTTAGCACCTCTGTCAGGAGGCAGACTATAATACTTAAAATACTCCTGTCTAAATG